GATATGTCTGGTGATTGGTCTAAAGGGCTAGTCAAGATTGATACTCAAGGTTCTGAGTTGTTAATTCTAAAGGGGGCCACCGAGTTTCTAAAAAACAATCCAAAGTATATTTTACTTGAGTGTTCTTATGTGGAATATAATCAAGGTGCACCACTCATCGCAGATGTAATTAAGTATATGGACTCAATAGGATATAGACCGATTGACATAGTAGACTTAAACTACATTGATAATCAGCTTATTCAATGTGATTGCCTATTTCAAAAATGTATAAATACATAAAAATGCAATGGGAATGAAATATGGCCAATCCAAATTCACGTCAAGGGTTGATTGATTATTGTCTTCGCCAGCTAGGTGATCCAGTAATTGAAATCAACGTAGATGTAGATCAACTAGAAGATCGTGTAGATGAAGCTCTCCAGTACTATCAGGAGTTTCATTCTGATGGTGTTTATAGAGGATATATGAAGCATCAGATCACTGCTGATGATGTTGCTAATGAGTATATTCCTATATCATCTGCCATCACTCACGTAACCAAATTATTCCCACTACGTAGTGGAGATATCAATAGAAACTTTTTTGATATCAAATACCAAATGCATCTAAATGACATTGCAGATCTGCATTCTTATATTGGAGATCTAGCATACTATGAACAGATGCAACAGTATCTTACCCTTCTTGATATTAAACTAACTGGCCAGACACAGGTTGATTTTGTTCGTAAACAGAATCGTCTATACATTCACGGCGACTTCAATGATGGAGATATCAAGGTTGGTGAGTATGTTGTAGCAGAGGTTTATCAGATTGTTGATCCAGACACATACACAGCTGTGTGGAATGACATGTGGCTTAAAGAATATACAACAGCACTTATTAAGCGTCAGTGGGGAGCAAATCTTATTAAATTTGAAGGTATGCAGCTTCCTGGTGGTGTGATGTTAAATGGTCGTCAGTTATTTGACGATGCCACTCAAGACATTGATCGTCTTAGAGAAAAGATCAGAATGGATCATGAACTTCCACCAGACTTCTTTGTAGGATAATATGGCACGTAATTTCTACTTCAGCCAAGCTGTAAGATCAGAACAAAATTTATACGAAGATATCATCATAGAATCATTAAAGATCTATGGTCAGGACGTTTACTATCTTCCTAGAGACATTGTTAATGAAGATAGAATCTTTGGTGATGATGTGCCATCCAGATTTAATTCATCGTACAAACTAGAAATGTATGTTGAAAATACAGAGGGCTTTGATGGTGAGGGAGATTTATTTACGAAGTTTGGGGTAGAAATTCGAGATCAGGCCACGTTTATTGTTGCCCGTAAGCGTTGGACTCAGACAGTATCAAGATATGATAATGAGATTAATAGTGTTCGTCCACGTGAAGGTGATTTGATCTGGTTGCCATTATCCAATTCTCTTTTCCAAATTATGCATGTGGAACATGAGCAGCCTTTCTATCAGTTACAGAACCTTCCAACATACAAGCTACGTTGTGAGCTGTTTGAATACAACGATGAAGATTTTGAAACAAACGTCGATGCTATTGATAGTATTGAAACAAACTACGGTTACGAATATCTTCTAACCCTTGACAGTGCTGGAAGTGGCTTCACTGTTGGTGAGATAGTTAATCAAACGCTATCTTCTGGTGTTATTATGAGAGGGGAAGTATCACGTTGGTCTGACTCTGATTTGGTTCTTGGATTAATTCATGTTGGTGCTAACGATGGTCTGTATCACACATTTGCTGCTGACAGAGTGGTTGTTGGCACTACTAACCAGACACCAGCAGATATAACCCCAACGTATTCTAAAGCGCTAGTATCTAACGTAAGTGAAGATAATCAGATTGCTCAAAACGAGCAAAACAACGATTTCAGCACTATTGGTCTTGATTTCCTTGACTTCTCAGAGCAAAACCCATTTGGTGATCCGGAGAATAATTAATGTTTGGCACACACTTTTATCATCAACGACTTCGTAAGAGTGTTGCTGTATTTGGCACGTTGTTTAATAACATCTATGTTCTCAGAAAAGATTCTGGTGGGCAAGTTATAAGTCAAGTTAAAGTGCCGCTTAGTTATGCTCCAAAACAAAAGTATCTTGAGCGTATTAGAGAGAATCCAGATCTTGATACTGACACAAAGGTTGCAATTAAGCTACCTAGAATGTCTTTTGAGATTGTTAATATCACATATGATTCGTCTCGTCAACTGCAGAAGAATAATAGCTTCAGTCAGACTGGTACGGCAAACACAAACCGCAATAAGTTTAGTGCATATGTTCCATACAATGTGTCGTTTCAACTAAGCATATATGCTAAAAACCAAGATGATGCATTACAAATTGTTGAGCAGATAATTCCTTATTTTAATCCCCAATATACTTTAACACTCAAACCATTTGCAGAGTATCCTGATATCAAAGAAGATGTTCCAATCACTCTAGTGAGTGTAGACTTTACTGATGATTATGAAGGAGCAATGGAAGCTAGACGAACAATTATCTACACGCTCTCTTTTGATATGAAGGTCAACTTCTATGGACCTATTGCTAATACAACTATTATTAGAAAAGTCAAAACAGATATATATCTTATGAATGCAGGTCTAAGAGACTCTGATATTGCTTTGGAGCGTATCGAAGTAACCCCAGATCCTGCCAATGCTAGTCCGGATAGTGACTATGGATTTAACACTTTGATAACGTTGTTGCAAGATAGTGCTTAAAGATGACAAAAGATAATAATGTAGATAATGACTTTGAGTTTGTTAGACAGACTCAATATGATCTTTTGGTTAAAGGTTCAGAAGCTCTCACTGATATGATGGATGTAGCTCGAGCAACAGAGCATCCTAGAGCGTATGAAGTTTTATCTAATATGATGAAGAATGTTGCTGACATTAGTAACAATCTGTTTGATCTTCATAAGAAGAAAAAGGACTATCATAAGGAAGATACTCCAGCGCTTCCTCCTGGCCAAACAACTAACAATGTGTTCATTGGGTCAACAAGTGATTTACAGCGAATGCTTCTAAAGCAACAAGATGATGATAAAGGTAATGTAGTTGACATCACTGATTATAAGAAAGATGACTGAAGCATATAACGGTAACTCCAACGTAAAGCGCGATGGAGTTGTTCATAACTTTACCCAATACGAACTACAGGAATATATGAGATGTATGAAGGATCCTTCATATTTTGCTAAGACGTATTGTAAAGTTATTCATCTTGATAAAGGTCTTGTATCGTTTAATCTATATCCGTATCAAGAACGGATGTTTAATCACTTCAATGAAAACAGATTTTCTATTGTTCTAGCTTGTCGTCAGTCAGGTAAGTCAATCAGCTCAGTTGCATATCTACTCTGGTATGCTATATTTCATCCAGAAAAAACAATTGCTATCTTGGCCAACAAAGGTGCAACTGCTCAAGAGATGTTGGGTCGTGTTACTCTTATGCTAGAGAACCTACCATTCTTCTTACAGCCAGGATGTAGAGCTCTTAACAAAAGATCTATTGAATTCTCAAATAACAGTCGTATTGTGTCAGCTGCTACATCTGGTAGCTCTATTCGTGGTATGTCTGTTAACTTGCTGTACTTGGACGAATTTGCATTTGTTGAAGATGCAGCTACGTTCTACACATCAACTTATCCTGTTATTTCATCTGGTAAAGATACAAAGGTAATTATTACATCAACGGCAAATGGTATCGGTAACCAATTTCACAAGTTGTGGGAAGGTGCAATGCAAAAGACAAACCAGTTTGCTGACTTTAGAGTGGATTGGTGGGACGTTCCAGGTCGAGATGAAGAGTGGAAGAAGCAAACAATTGCTAACACTTCTCAGCTACAGTTTGATCAAGAATTTGGTAATACATTCTTTGGTACTGGTGATACACTAATCAACGCTGAGACTCTAATGAGTTTCCGCGCTAAAGAACCAATTCGTCGACTAGAAAGTGATTGTCTAAACATATATGAAGAGACCCAGAAAGATCACAAGTATGTTATGACTGTGGATGTGGCAAAGGGAAGAGGACAGGACTATAGTACGTTTAACGTGATCGATATTAGCACAAGACCGTTTAAACAGGTTGCTGCATATCGAAATAACATTATCTCTCCAATACTCTTCCCCAATGTTATTTATAAATATGCAAAGGTTTACAACGATGCTTATGTTGTTATTGAAGCTAATGACCAAGGTGCAGTTGTTTGTAATGGTTTATATTATGATTTTGAGTATGAGAATATGCATGTTGAGTCAGCTGTAAAAGCTAATGCGCTTGGCATTGAGATGAATAGGAAGGTAAAGCGTTTAGGTTGTTCACACATCAAAGACATTCTAGAAGAACGTAAACTAGAGATTGTAGATACAGAAACAATTCTTGAAATTAGTACATTTGTTGCGAAGGGTCAATCATACGAAGCTAGTGATGGCAACCATGATGACCTAATGATG